AGTTTTTAATGCCTGAGGCTTTCTCTGATTGTTGCTTTTGGCACCAAGCTCTTCTTTTCTTTCCTTCTCTTTCTTCGTCTCTGCTTCCTGCCTGTCCGATTCTTCTACCGCAGTTGTGTTGGCTCTAGCAACTGCTTTGGAAAGCTCGGAATATGGCTCGTCTAGAGATTGCATCATCTTAGTAGGCTCGTCAATTTGAGTCCAATAAGACCTCTCCCAGTCCTCTTCTGTCCATGGCTCTTCGCCACCAGCGATCCTCATTTGATCATGAGTATAATAATGTTGCAGATACATCTGAGAGAGATGGTTCTCCAAAGCAATTCTGCTTTCCTGATCGATCTCTTTGAATTCAAGAGAAACAATGTTTTCGTCATCAAATAAAGAGTCTTCAGGAAAAGTACTTTCTTCTAAGAGATCATTAATAATATAAGCATTTAGAAATTGAGCAAGCTCTCGCTGTTCAGACTTAACTTGGTTAATAAGATTCATAGACAGCGTTTGAGCTGTACTTCTATTCGCTGTTCCTCCTTCTCCCATATCAACAGGGCTGACCCCAAGACCAGTAAAAATCCTATCCTTGAAATGCTTAATAATATCTCCGACCTTAAGAGCCTCTCCTTCGGCCCCTATCACTTCTACTTTATGCCTCTCTGGAGTAACCCAACAGCCATCAGCAGGCATGCTCTCTATTTCTCTACAAACATACTCGACTTCATCAGTACCGTCGGGCATAGTCCCGGCCGGGGCATTTTCTGTGCCAACAATATACTGGAACAATGGGAAAAGGTGCTGATACACCAACAACTCAATATTCTCTTCGATACGCCTCAAGGCCCGGATGTCATCCTTAACCGGAATAATTTTAGGGGTGCCCACAGAGAACCCCTCTAGCTTGTCGAAATAAAAATGGACTACATCCTCAGGAGAAAACTCTACCGGCTCTTTGAGCCCTATCTTCTGTTGATATTTCTTTATCCTACCATATTCGTCTCTCTTGAACCTGACAGTCTCTGCCGGCAAAAAGAAATAAGCAGCTGTAGGAACAAGTTCTTTCCCATTCTTCTTTCTCTTTCTTCCCGCAGACGCCTTCTCACTTCTTTTCTTTACCCAAAAAGCATTAGAGTTCCAGATGAGGGAGGCAATCGTCTTAGACATCAATAAATCAAAAGGGAGTCCTCCGGCCTGCTCCATCTGCTTCGTACGCTCTCTGACATACAAAACTCGCTGGGGATTCTTCCCAACAAATTTATACCCCTCTTTCTTGAATAGAGACTCCTTTACAGAAAAAGCCCTACGAACATAGCTTTCTGTATTGGCAATACGGCCGCATTCCGCCAAGTCCCATTCTGGCGGCTCCCAAGCAAGAGAGGGGGCTCTTTTCCGACCTATGTTAGAAGTATAGGCTTTAACAGGAGAGGGGACTCTCCTAACAACATTTGAAGGGCGAGAGCGTCTCATTCCTTTGTTCTTGTCTGGCTTAGTCTCTTTAGGGGTATCAGCCATTATGACTAAATGCTCCTCTTCTCAAAATCTGATATCCACCCTCTGACTTTGGCAAGATTATCAGCCTCAACTTCTCGTAAACAGTTCTTTACTATAATACCTGATTTCGCTGCTTTCTGCTCGGCGGTAGGTTCGTCTTCATCGCCTTCCATAATAGCCTTGGCTTCCTGCATCAACTCTTGAGGATCTCTTTCTGCCTTAGCCTCTCCGGGAGGCAACATCTCAAAAGAACCATCAGGTCTTTTAACAAAAGTGTATGGAGTAAGCTTGTTCATTGCCACTCCGAGCATGTAATCCATGTGCTCTGGATTAAGATTAGTATTAATTCCACACCTCAGATCCGTGTTTTTTACCGCATCAATAACTGCCAAAAGCATATAAATCAACTGGATAATTCTGGACTTAAGCATTGTCTGGCCTGTCTTTTTGAACATCCAGCTGAAGTCCGTCCCCAACAAATCAAAGATCAGCTGTACAACATAATCAAACCAATCCTGTATATAAGCAATCGCGCCCTGAATAATATTTCTCATCTGTACAATGGGCTCAACAATTACATCAGCATCAAGATAAGCATAATCGTCTGCTTGCTTAGGAGCTTGGTTGTTGGGAGGAACTTGTCCCTTAGAGAAACTTTGACCACCAGAAGCTTTCTCAGACAAAGGAATATTATCGGGACTCCACCTCGTGCCGTCGCTCTTAGGAGGACGGTTGGGAGGAGAATTAGTCCCATACATCTTGTCTATTTCTTTTCGCTTCCTCTTCTTCTGCAACCCAAGAAAAATTTCTTCCTTCTCTTCTCGAGAAAGACGGTCATAGGCGGTTCTGTCTATAAATTCCTCGTCTCCAGCAGCCGCCATGCTATACTCCCACTCTTCTGTCGGCGGCTCAGGAGGATCTGGATTGTATTTCTCGGCCTCTGGTGTATTGAACAGCTCGGATTGATGAGCACCAGCAGCATAAGGGCTGTACCCTTTGTCTTCGCCCATGCCAGCATGAAACTCCGCTTGGCTCTTTCCGTGAGAAAAACCTCCTATGTCCCCAAGAGCATTAGGCCCTGCCACCCCAAAATCAGCGCCAAGATTGACCTCTGCTTCTGATAATGGCAATTTAACTTGCTGGGCAAGGTACATTGTCATATTAATATGATCTAAAACACAGATCACTGGAGCTAAGATCATCTGTACCCATTTATCTAGCCAATCACTCAAAGAGTCTAAGAACGGGCTCAAAATAGGCCCGACCAGCTCTATTACTAAATCCAGATTAAACTTAAAGTCCAAGTTCAGCTTGGCAAGATATTGACTAAGCAAAGCTAACATAGCCAAAAGATCTTGCGGACACATATGAGACAAAAGCCTCAATAGCTCACAGATGTCTATGTTAAGTCCTGGATCTTTAAAAAGCTCTTTCAGCTTATCAATAAGATCAAGTCTAAGGTTTATATTAAGCAAGTGGACTTCTAAAATATCTGCATCGGGCAGAAGCTGTGCTCCATCAAAGATTCTGTCGAAACAAGGAATACATTCCGTTATCATAGCGGCCATATTTTCCTTGAAGTCGTCCTTGCTTTTGAACATTTCAGAATAACTGAAATCTTGTTGTCGGCCCTTCAAGCCAGACATAAAGGATTGGGGATTGTCCATAGCGGCGTTCCAGTAATTCAACTGCGATTCGCCCATGTCCTCCCCAGCTTTTTTCCAGGGATCTTCTGCGTAGGGGTCCCCTGTATAAGGAGATTGTGGCCCCATGTCAGTATTATGCATCCCAGGATAAGAATTCATTTGCTCCCGAACACGCCTGGAGAAATTCTCTGTCCCATAAACATCTCTATAGTGAGGAGCCCAAGCATAGTCTTCTTCTCTCCATTGAGAAGACTCTACCTCAAAGAAATGGAGCACCACTTGGGCGTCCCCAGGAAAAGTAGGAGCATCTTTCCCAGGAACATATACCGTCACACCGCTAGAAGAAAGATCCTCTGCGGCGTCCTGATGACCATGGCCACCAGTTTTGACAGTTTTATCGTCAATAAAACCCATTAGACAAGTTCTTCTATAGCGGTAACGCCAGCTTCTCCTGCCTCAACCTTGGCTTTGTTCTCCGCTCTCTTAGAGTCGGCACTAGGATGATACTTCTCGTTCATAGGATAGTTAACCTGATAAGCAGTAACGTAACAACCAGAAAGACCGAATGGCCCAGCGTTGCCTGTTACCATCATGTTGCCGGGACGATGGATCCCAACACAATCCTTCAGCTCCCTGAAATCTTGGATCATAAGAGGGAACAATTTGCCATAAGTGGCTTCTATCTGAAACTTCTCTATTCGTGCTGGGTCTACCTGGCCTAACACCGACTCTGTTGCTGGTGCCATTATACTAGCCTCCTCCCTTTGGCTGAATCAGGAACAAGATCATTGCCCATTTCTGCCATAGTATGTACTAATTGTTTATACATTTCAAAAGTAATCTCTCTTACATCTCTCTTAAAGAGTCTTCTAGCAGCTGCAAGTACATCTCTATTCTTCTCAGGATCAATTTTAACCACAACGTCCTCGCACTTCTTAGAGAGATCTTCTCTAACTTCTTGGCATTTAGCCTCAAGCCTCTGGTATCCTTCGAGAACTTCTCGAGACTTTCTTCGTCTCTTCTCTAAGTCAGTTTCTCCTTCTATCTCGTCTTGGCTAGAGAAAGGGACTATCATGTCAATAGGATCAGGCGAGACCCAAGTAGACTTAGAAACGGCATTTAGGAGCTTTCTGTCTTTATCAGAAAGCAATTCGGACTTTTTTGTAGTCATTAAACTGCGTTCTCCGTGTACTCAACTCGAAAAGAGATATTTTCTTTAGTTACTGCACTGTGATGAGGAGGACAAGAAAGAAGACACCAAAAAGGATGATATTGCGTAGTGTCAGCAGAACCACTGCTGCCAATATTAGAAATTAATATAGAACCTCCCCAATCAACATCCTCCCAGGTAGCAGCCGAAGGCTCCACAGAACCAAGAGAAAGCTTTACTCCCCAGCCAGTATCTTCGTAATTGACATCTCCGCTATTGACAGCTCCGACAGACTTATCAAATGGAAAAACTTCTATATTAGAATACCACTTGTTCTCGTCGTCGTTTCTTACAAAAAGCTGCACAGAAACGTCTTCTCCTGTCTTGCCATCATGAACGGTAGAAAGCGGGGAGTCCATATCACCACCCGTGCTAATCTCAACAAAGCTACCCAACTCTTTATAGTACAGCTTTAACGCCATTAGATGTTGCTCCTTCGTATTCTGTGTCTCAAATCTTTGCGACGCGAGAAAGATCTTCTTCTCTGCTGGTGTCTTCTCTCATAAATATCCTCCTCGTCAGTACTCCAACCAGGACGATTAGAAGAGACCCTAGGCCTATCAATGGCCGCTGGAAGCCCTGAAGGCCCGCCCCATTGAGCTTTGTCATTTTCTATGCTTCTTTGTGTGTATGCTTCTCCGTGACTACCTTCTCCGCGAGACTCTCTCAATTTGGTCATTGGGCTCGGGGCTGCCAAAGCCCCTGTATAAGACAACTGAGGCCTAAGGTCCCCGAACTCTATATGGAAGCCTACCATGGCTAAATTGAAGGCGTCAAGACGATGATCTAATACTTTCTTATCCTTGAGTCCATATACAGGATTGCCTGTCGGAGTAAATCTCTCTATGATATAGTTACGTAGCTGAGCTTCAAGCGTCTTGTCCTCTGCAGAAATCTCTATCATGCCATTCTCAAATGCTCTTACAGAAGCATTGATCATATAAGGCTTAGCAGGTTGTTTCTCTGGCTGGCCAGTAACAGGATCTTTGGCCTGAATAGCAGAACCAGAATCATACTTGCATAAAATATCTAACACTCGAGCAGTGTCTTTGTCTGTCCCCCTGCCTCTGGCTTCGTAACTAAGCTTTCTCAGCAACTGATAATTAGTTGCCCCTCCGCCGGCGTCTACATAAATATAATCAGGCCTCCACCTAGCATTTGTCCTAAGCACAGCCTGAACACCCGCTATTTCAGTGAAATCGGCCTTCTCCACACAAAAAGCATCAACCACTCTCTTCACTCGTGATCTTTTGTCTTGTCCCACAACAGCTATTTCAGCACCATGTTTCTCGTTCCAGTCTACGCCAATCACATATCGCCAGTTCTCTTGTCTAGTCTCTGAACCATAAGAATAAGACTTGATAGCACGATCTATATAGCTAGGCTTGTAAACCCCTTCCTCGGAGCCACCAAATTCAGCCTCTATCTCATGGGTCCACTTTTGCTCTGTATAGCTGCTTCTTTCTCTCTTTATCTGCCTCCAGTGATCTAATACCTTGTAGTTGTAAAAGAACTCTCTATACTGTGGAGAGTTCTTACAAAGTGAATAATAAACATCCTTAAAGCCGGTAGGGGTCGAAAATCCGGTCATAGTAGTATTTTCTGTAGTCTGAATAATAGGGAAAACTGCCCCTTGAAGAGCTTCTGGATCAATATATGCCATCTCGTCAACATAAACATCGTCAGCGTCTTGGCCTCGAATAGAAACCCCTTCTGTGTTGCCTTTTGTCCCCACTGCAAACCCCATTACCTGGGATTTGTTGTTCAGTCTTAACTCATGTACAGGAGAACTGATATTCTTTACTATAGAATTACGTAATAAGGGGTTCCTGTCTAAGAAACCTCTAATCCTTTTGAAGATTTGATCTACATGAATCTTTTGTGGGCCGCAGACCACAATCCTACGATGCTTTTGGGTAAAAAGCTTCCACAACACCTCTACTGCAATACAATCCGTCTTACCGGTCCTCCTGGCAATTCTAACTACTCGTCGAGGCGAAGTACATTGTAAAATTTCCTTTTGATATTCTCTGGCAAGCCAAGGTTTGTTGTCTGGCTGAATCAAATATCTTTCTGCCCATTTAACAGGATCGTAAGCACATTCAAGTTCTTCTGCTTCCTCTGGAGAGTAAAGTTTTCTGATTTCAGGTTGAAGAGGGTCTTTTTGCATGCCCTCACACCTAATCACAAAATTATCCTTTAAGCTTTTGCCCTCTTCTCTCTCGTTCTTATATTTATCCAGCTGTCTCCTGACACACTTCAAACAGCAAGGCTTTACATCTCTAACATCAAAGGGGAGGTCTAGCCTAACAAGATCTGTATAATCAGGATTATCATATAATTCTGAATTCGGTTCGCCTCTCATTCTTTCCTCTCATCGATGAAACATTACGCCTTCATGACCAAGGCCGCTTCTGGCTGTCATCATGCCTGTGTTCATCATCTGTAGAGAAGCCTGTCTCATAGTTTTGGCTTTTCTGGTAGTAAAAGCACTTGTATCTTGGACCCAATTTGAGAGCCTGGCTTTCTTTCCCCGCTCAGCTAGGTTCTTGATAGGCTTAAACATTTCTCCCGCACCTGCCCATCCAGCGGCAGCACCGATAAAACGTCCTGCTACACCCCCAACGAACCCGCCTATAGGCCCTCCAACAGTCCCGCCTATAGCAGATCCCATAATACCCCCAAGGTGCCAGCCCGCTTCGCTCCCTAGTCCCGCTACGGCGTGTCCTATCCTGTCTCCTGTGTCTCCGGGTATAGCCATAGCGGGAACAGCGGCAGCAAGACCCGGTCCAAACACCCCTCTGCTAACCCTTCCCATTATACGCTTGCCCATAGATGCAGGGGTCGTTTTACTTAAAACGTCTTCTGCGGCTTCTCCTATTCTTCCTCCTTGGGCCTGCATCCGCCGTAAATTTCGCATATAAGCAGGAGATCCATGTTGGACGTCAAGACCAAAGAAGGTCCTTTCCATCCTCATACCTTCAACCGGGAAAGACCTAGAAATAAGTCCGCCAGTAGCATAATGCTTAGCAAAAGTACCAGCGCCCCATTTGCTAAAATTCTTATTAACCGCTGCCGTACCAGCTCGGGCCGACTGCCACCAATTGTTTGGGTTATCAGGCATTAGTTGTTAGCTCATGTACATTTTGCGAAACCAGTTGTTAGCTTCTGGATTAGCAGAAAATTCGCCACCTGCTCCTGGAGTGCGATACATAAAGCCGGAAGGCGACTTTATATTAACATCGACTCCTTCTCTCGCTCCTGCTCTACGAACAAAATCGTTCATTTGAGTCTTGATTTGCCGTCCTCTGCTAATAGGGTTGGCAGGGCCATATCCTCCCTGCATAGTTGGGTTCATTTCGCTTATCGTGGCTTTTGCTAGGGGAGGCCTAGTATCTGACGGGAAGGGCATATTAACATCAGCCACCACTCCTCTCTCTCTCGCATTTCTCTTTACCCTTCGAACAATAAGCCTCTTAGCTGCCTTCGCTCTCCTAAGGGCTCTCCCCATCGCCCCTTTGTCCTGTCTGTTAATATTTATTTTGCCCCCGCCGGGGGCATCTGCATAAATTGGCATTTTAGCTTGTCTTCCAGGACTTCTTTCTATCTTTCTCTTATGTTTTCCCGCCGCTCGAAAAAGCTTATCTCTTTTCTTCTTCTGTTTTGCTAGTAATTTTGCTTCCAAAGGGCTTGTGGGGACCTCCCCTCCTGCCCCAGCAAAATAGTCGTCAGCAGCTTTAACGGCTTTCTTGCCACCACGAATAGC